GGTCGTCCCCAACGACCCGCGCTGCAAGTAAGGCGGGTCCAAGCGTGACTGGATATCTGAAGGGATCCGCAGCGACCAGGGTCGACGAGGCCATCCGCCCCCACCAGCGTCACCGGCTGGAGGCCACGCCTCGGGAGTACGTGGACGACGAGGACGGCCAGACGTACGAAGAGACCTTCCTGGTCTTGCGCTGCGCCGACTGTGATGCCGACTTGCTGGAGCTGGACGAGTGAAGCGCACCGCCATCGCTGCTCTCGCCGTCGCGGTCGCCCTCACGGGCGGCTGCGACCCGCGACACGGCAGCACCAAACCTCCCAAGCCAGCCAGCAGCGACACCCAGTTCAAGGACAAGTGCCGCCTCTCCGGCGGCATCCCCGTCATCAGCCACCAGCACGGCGAAACGCAGTACAACTGCGTGCATACCGACTGACGAAGGCGGGCGTAGCCTGACCGCATGAAGCTTGGTCAGCTGGCCCGTGACCTTGGATACGCCATAGCCGCCGCCTTCGCCGTCACGCCCAAGGGTGTGGCGGGGGAGGAGCGGCTGGACTCGTACTGGACCAAAGGCGAGGGAGCGGCGAAGATCCGCTGGGCCGAGCCGTGCGCGTTCTGCCGATGCAAACAGCACCTTGGCAAGTATCTACATGGCAATCAGCTAGATGGCCACTGCGCGAACCTGGAGAAGCGGGCGACCGGTCATTGGCCGAACCCGCAGCACTCCAAGACAAAGCACTGCCCCTGTTAGCCGTCAGGGGCGCAGGAGGAGACCATGAGTTTCGAAGCAGCCGCAGCCCTCGCCCTGGCCCGCTCATACGGCCGCTGCGAGGGCTGCGGCATTGCGGCCCGCCTGGACCCTCACCACCGGATGACACGCGGCTCAGGAGGCGTACACGGGGCCGCAGCCGCCGTCTCCAACGATGTGCGGAACATCCTCATGCTGTGCCGCCCCTGCCATGACACGACCCTCAATGACGCGCCGGGATGCATCAAGATCGGCTGGGTGATCGAGCGGCGCTCCGGCACCGACCCCCTGGAAACCCCGGCGCTGATCCGCACCGTCAACGGCCACGGCTGGTGGTACCTGACCGAGGATGGCGGCTACCGGTGGTCCGACGAGATGAACCTGACTGACCAGCTTGGCTTCTGCGAACACGGTATCCCCATCGAATACTGCGGCAACTGCCACGAATCCATGATCGAAAACGACGGAGAGAAGCCGTGACGCTGCCTCGATACACCATTCCCCGCGTCGCCCACTGCGGCGGCGGAAGCTAAGGCCCCAGCAGCGAGACGGCCTGAACCAGGACCAGCGCCGAGTCGGCGGAGATCAGCAGCTGGTTGCCGTAGAACTGGATCGGCCACACCCCGGTCATCTTCCGGTTCGCTGAGATCGGCAGAGTCAGCGTCCGCGGGCCGGTCGTCAGCCCATCCTGCCCGGCCGCCAACTGCACGGTCAGCGTGTGCGTGTTGCCGCCGTCGGTGTTCAGCAGGATCAGCGCGGTGGCACCGTCGTTGTAGCAGAAGTTCCCGTTGGCCACGTCGAATGCCTGGGAGGGGGCTGGGAGATCCAGTAGCGCCGTCCGTGTGCATGTCAGCACCGGAACGACTGTCCTACCCGCCATCCCAACCCCCTGTGTAGAGCCAGCCTCTGCTGGGTATCAGTCTCGCATGTTTGCCCTGATAGCCGCGATCATCTGGTTCCTCGCCGCGTTCGGAGTAGGGCTCGGCTCGATCAACATGCTGCTCTTCGGGCTCGCGTTCCTAGGTCTGCACTTCGCGTTCGCCTGGGGACTTCCGGTTCCGGCACCCTGGCATCGGCAACCTCCCCAGTGACGCAAGAAGCCCCCGGCCGACCGTCCGGGGGCTTCTTGCTGTCTGCCTAGAACGAATTAGGAGGGGGAGGAGTGGGAGTCTTACGAGCTTGTCGATCAGCCAGCTCCTGCGGCCACGACTCCCGCTTCGTCGGCTGTAGGGGCACCAGGGCGCGGCCCTGATCATCCTTCGGGTCGGCGACGGGGGTGGCCTTCGATCGGGCGTACAGGCCGAGCAGCACCTGCAACACGCCCACCGCCACACCCACCCAGACGGCCGCCTGGCCGGTGATCAGGCCGGTGCCCTGAAGGTAGACGAGGACGGCCAGCAGCGCCGTCATGGCAGCCACCAGGGTGGCCACCGGCGCCTTCGTGAAGGGGTTGGTCATGTCAGGCCGCCGGAGGCTTCGCGGCCAGGACCGCGTCGGCGGCCCTCAGCAGCCGGTCGAGGCCCGAGCCGGACTTGAGGGGCGCCAGCTTCGCGGAGGCGACCGGGTCCATCAGCTGGTCGCGGAGACCCTGCACGTCATTGAGCTGCTGCTGCACGGTGCGGGTCGGATAGGCGGTGTTGCCGTACGGGACGGCCAGGAAGTCGTCCTTGAACGCGGCCAGCGCGGCGGCCAGCTCCTTGGTGTCCACAGCGTTCGCCTGGATCTGCGCGGTGATCCAGGTCTTGTCGGCGGCGGTGAGGGCCACGGGAACGTCCTCCAGATGCCAGGAAGCCGTCGAGGCTTCAAGATTCGAGTCGTACGAGGCGGAGAAGTGGGCGTGCTCGGTGTGCGGCGACGGCCCGGTATAGGTCTTCTGCACCCAGCCGGACGACGCGGACCAGATCCGCCGGTTGTAGATCATGTAGCGGAGACGCTTCTCAGCGCCCGAGCGGCAGCGGGCGAGCAGGAACTGGACGACCTTCTCCATCGTCAGGTCCGACTCGCGCAGGTTGTTGTCCACGTCGATCGCGTGGACCTCGTTGATGTGGTCGGCGTCGTGGATCGGCACCCGTCCGGTCTCGTCCGGATTGTGGTCGGAGACCTCGTTCTGGTGCGCCAGGTCGCCGACGCTGCCGTCCGAGGCGCGGTCGCGGGACGGGGCGATCCGGTCGAACTCGGCGAAAAGCGCCTTCAGGCAGGGGATGAGCACCCAATCAGCCAAGGCTTCCTCCTAGTGTCTGCGCCCAGCGTACGACATCATCTTGCGGTACCGCCTGCGCAGTTGAAGATCAAAAATGATCCAGAGACGCCAGCCGAGCACCACCGGAAACCCGACCGCGAACAACACGGCCCGCACCCACGCGAACCACAGCGCATCCCCGAACAGATACCGGACCACGATCAGGTCCAGCACCCACGCGATGATCAGCATGTACCAGAAGACATGCCAGCCGCCCCGCGAACGCCAGAACCGGGCGAGCGTCACGAACGCTATGAAACCGGCGGTGGAGATGGCGGCCGAAACGAACACGCCGATGGTGCCCAGCAGGTCAGGTGTCACTCGGAGCCTCGCAGCGCTTTTTCGATCATCGGACCGAAGTGGTTGTCGGTGTGCAACTTCCGCAGGCTCGCGGTTATTGCATCCACCCGAGGCGTCAACTCCTCCGCCTCGCGCTGCTGGTCCTGGGCCCGATCTCGCAGCTTCTCCGCCATGCGGAGCTTCTCGTCCGCCTTCTCCACCCGCTTGCGCCACAACAACCACATCACGAGGGACCACCCCGTCTCTGAGTGTTGCGCCGGGCCGCCCGGTCGCCCAGAGCCTTCAGTACCTTGTCCTGGTTCTCCGCAAGCACCGTCAACTTGGCCACCGACTCTATGAGCGTCCTGTTGGTTTCAGTATTGGCAGCTACCCCGGACTCGGCTATCTCAGCCCTCTTCTCGGCACTTTCCCGCAGTTGCTCCGCGACCCGTCGCCCCAGGATCGCACCCCGCAGCATCGCGTAGAACGTCGCCAGCAGCGCCGTAACCAGGAGACCGATGAGATACCAAGGCAAACTCTGCGCAGTTATTTCAACCATTTCGCCCCGATCTCTTCAGTACGCCTTCCTAATTATCCCGTAAGGCACTGACAGATCAGGGAACCGAGGTCAAGCCGATCATCGCCAAACTGATGATCGGCGGCGAGCCGGTATCAGTGTTGATCGGACCAGCCGGAGTACCTGTCCAAAACGTCTTCAATTCCAGGTAATCGCCCGCATTCAGCTTCCACATCGACATGGCCGAGGCCCACACCTGCCCGGTGTACGTGCTCAGCGGATTGAACTTCTTCCCCTGCAACCACGCGGCACCACCATTCAGGCCCACCGTGGTCTGAATGGCGCCGTTGACGCCGAACGCCGAACCGATGTTGTAGCCGCTGGTCGCCGAAACCAGCACGATGCAGCCGACCGGCGCCGTGAGCCGGGTCGGCTGACCAGCCGCCCACCAGTTCGCATTGGCCAAGGGACTGTTCGCGCCGTTGTTGATCCGGATCGTGTCCAGGGTGATCGCCGTCAGGGTGGCCTTCGTGATGGACTGCGCCGCCGCCCGCAAAGCGGTAACCGACGCGAACCGGGAGAACTCCGACGCCATCTTCGCTGTGCCGATCAGCCCGGAATCGATGTCGCTGGCCATGGCCTGCACATCGGCCGCATTCACCACGTCGGAGGTGAACGGGTAACGCATCCGCAGGAACGGCGTCTTACGCATCGTCATGTCAGACCACCGGTCCCAGGTACATGCCCCAGAAAGTCGATCCGGCGCTGACCGCCTTCGAGGTGCCGCCATTGAGGTAAAGGGCCGCAAGAGCGCTGCCCCGGTAGATGGGCGCCATGGTGAACACGTTCAGCCACTCCCCGTTGGTGTTGGTCTCGTCGGACCGCTGGTAGGCGCCCGTGGTGGTCGCGACGTTGGACACCTGGTCGGTGGTGGTGACCTGAATGCCGCCCTCCACCAGATCCCCGACCGTCGCCCCGGCCAGATTGACCGACAGGACAGTCGCGCCGAAAAGCCACCAGGAAGGCGCCTGACCGGCTGGCTGCGTCCAGGTGGCCTGCCCCAGGGTGACGCCGCCGGTGTTGTCCCATTGGATCGACTGGGCCTTGACGAAGTCGGTGCCGGAAATGAACCCGGAACCGTTGGAGGTCTGCTGGAAGATGAACGACAGCCGCCCCTCGAACGCCCGGAACGGCGCCTGCTCGGCCCGCAGATCCGCGTCGATCGCGGACGCCAGCCGGAAGGCGTCCTGCACATCGGCGAAATCGGTCGTGAACGGGTACGGAAACCCTTCGACCGCAGTGTTCCCGCTCATGCGAAATAGTCCGAAATCTTGATGGCGGACAGCGCCGCGTAGGTGGCCGTGTACGAATTGCTGGTGGTGGGGGTGAGCAGGGAGACGTTCACCTTGACCGGCGTGGCCGGGTCGGTGCTGTAGACCATCGTCGAAGCGTGCACGGATCCGCCGACGCCACGGTCTCCGGTGTGCGACGGATTGGACCGGAACGAGTCGGCGATACCCGTGTTGAAGACGCTGGTGCTGCCGATCGAGGCCCAGATGGTGTCGCTTGCCGCCGGGCTGAACTGCGCCTCGAAGAAGACCATCCAGGCGCCGACCGGCAGGTACAGATTCTGCGGGTCGTAGCCGAGATTGGTGGGGGTGCCGATGTTGTATTCGACCGCGTTGAACGTGAAGCCGGTGTTGTTGTTCGGGAACAGGGTGGTGCTGACCCGAACGCGCGGGAAAAGACCGGCTAGGGAGGCGAACGAGTCGAGGGTCGCAATGACCGCGTCGGCCGCGTCGGCGAGCGATTCCAGGGCGGTCTGTCGGGGGTAGGTGAACGCCGGGTCGTAGCACATCGGGTCGGTGGTGGCGGGAACAGGCAGGCTGTACGTCCTCGACACAACGTTTTGGATCTTGACGGTGACCGTCGGGGCGGCCTGCTCGTCACGGCCCATGATCCCGACGTTCGTCCCCGCCACATAGTTCGTCAGCGAAGCATCGGTCACCGACGCCATCCAGCCAGTCGGCTCAGTCGCCGTGGTCAGCCACAGCTTCGACTGCAAGACGTTCGTCTGCAACGCCTGCGACCAGCGGATCGACACCCGCAGGTTGTAGACGGTGTTCGCCACATACGTCAGACCCGTCGCCACCGTGGCGATCGTGGACAGGCCACCGCCCACGACCTTCGAGAACCGCAAGCTGATCGCACCGCCCGTCGCGACCATCATCGTGCCGTTGTAGTAGTTGCTGGTGGTGGGCAGCTTCCCCACGAACCCGACCGTGGCCAGGTTCGACGCAGGAACCGCGTTCATCGACACCTGCCCGGTGATGTCGAAGTCGGAGGTCTGCAAGTCGATGTAGCCGATCTTGTCGCCCGCCGACGACGGGGCGATCGTGGCGAAGTTCGGCGACACGTTGAACTGCGCGGCCACCCCGAACAGGGTGTACGTCTGCCCGGACGTTGCCGTACCGAGACCGGAGGCAACGGTACGGCCGAACGAGTCGGCGTAGCCGGTGGTCGTCATACCCGCCCCCTAGCTGGCGTTGAAGTCGATCGGGTACGACCCGGAGAACTGGAGGATGCCGGTGGTGGTCAGATCGTAGATCCGTAACGTTCCGGCCGTATCCACGTGCAGGCTCGGGCGCGTGGTGCCCTGCGCCCCGATGATCCCGCCCACCTCACCCGGCGGGGCCGGGAGGCCCGTACAGATCGCCGTCCCGGATGCCGGGGTTCCCGCATTCGTGATCTGCCCGATGATCTGCACCTCCGTACCGGTCAGCCGCCACTGCCCGTGCGGGTAGTTCGTGCCCCGGTCGGACCAGCCGTTCTGGTAGCCCGCGTCGGCGAAGTCGTGCCAGACGTTGACCGCCGCCCGGCCGAGGATCAGCCACGCCGCGTCCTGTCGGAACACCGACACCGTGTCTCCGACGATCGGCGCGTACGAGCCGATCACCCCGACGCCGCCGGAGAACTGCCCGCCGTTGACCGACAGTGTGATCGTCGTCCCGGAGACCGCGGCGATGGTGGCCGTGCGCAGCCCGTTCGGGATCCCGGCGGTCCGCTGCGTCTGCTTCGCCAGCTTGTTGTTCACGAGGTCACCGGTGCATAGGCCCGCAGGTTCAAGGACATGTCCCCCGTCTCTCGCATCGGCAGCGTGAACCCGGTGATGGCCTGCACGCTCGCCGCCCCGTCCGCTTTCATGTTCACCAGATCGCCCAGCTCCAGGGAGGCGTCCGGGACGATCGACACGGAGTCCCATTCCTGGCTGATGGCGGTGGCCGCGCGCAGCGCCGACTGGGCGGCCTGCCTGCACTGGCCCTGCGTCAGCGCGGCCTGGTTCTGGATCAGCAGCGGCTTCTTTCCGAAGTTCCCCAGGTAGTAGGTGGGGCTGGTCTTGTCGGTGTCCCGGACGGTCGCGTAGACGGGAGGAGACCCGTCCTGTCGTTCCGAGGTGAAGACGACCCCGTTGTAGACGCCGGTACGGGACACGGTGATCGACCAGTCGGCGATGGTCCCGTAGGTGTCCGGAGTGAGGAGGGTGCCGTCGGTCAGGGTCAGCTGGGCCGTCTGACCAGGTTTCGTCCACGGGGTGAGCCGTTGCACGAACGA